GTGTATAGAACGTATATTAACAGCATCAAGAAATCATAATGGCTCAACTAAAAGAATGGCTCAAGCAAAACTGGGTAAGGATAGGAACGGATGGATCGATTAAAGGCCCTTGCGGAACGTCGAAAGATAAGAAAAACCCTGACCGTTGCTTGCCTAAAAGAAAGGCTCTCAGCCTCACGAAAGCGGAAAGAGCAAGCACTGCTAGAAAAAAGAAGAAAGCAGGAGCCAGAGGAAAGACGGTTGTATCCAACACACCCAGAGCAAAAGTCAGAAGCTAATGAGGAAGGAACACAAAAGTAAAAAGGGAGGACTTACTGCCGCTGGCCGCGCTTACTTCAAGCGCAAGACAGGTGCAAACCTAAAGCCCCCTGTTACGGAATCTAATCCCAAGGGTAAGAAGCTAGCCCGAAAGAAATCATTTTGTGCCAGAATGGCTGGTGTAAAAGGTCCAATGAAGGACAAGAAAGGTAGACCAACACGGAAGGCACTAGCCCTGAAGCGTTGGAAATGTTAATAATTCAATAATCCATACAATGAGAAAAGAAAAACTCCGTCGCGGTACAGCGGCATATAACTTGGCAAAGGCTCAGGGTCGTTTGCCCTCACAAATCGCAGCAAAGAAAAAAGCTAAGTTCGAAGAGTCTACCGCTGGCAAAGTGTTAAAGGGCTTTGGTAAGATGAAAGCTACTCCTAAAGCAAAGGCCGCAAAGAAAGCGGCTGTAAAAAGAACACCTAGTGGTCGTAAGGCAAAACCTGCAGAGGTCAAGAAGTCCGGTGGAGGTCGTGGCAAGGGCGAGCGTCTAGTCAACATGGAGCCTGTTAAAAAGTCAGGCGGTAGCCGTAAGGGTAAGGGTAAAGCATCACGTGACACCAAGCTATTTGGCGGTAAGTTTACATCCAGAGGTAATCGTCGTTAATTAATGCAGGAGTACAGGTCATACGCTAGCCTAGATGATCGCATCCTCAAAGACGGGGATGTAGGCTTTGTTGGGTTCAACAATAGGCTTAGACCTGATCAGCTACAGGGCGGTATGCTGGCTGATGCTCAGAACGTCCGCTTTGACCGCAACGGTGAGGCGCAGGTCCGTAAGGGTATCGAGGTCATTGAGGCCCCGTTTGCCGTAGGTGGAGATGTACTTCGACTGCCTACTACAGCAGAAATTGGCAATGGAAGCACGGCAATGCTTCCTACGACTATTGAGTCAGCTACGCTTGATGGAGATGACACGCCCGATAAAGCAAATATTATCATTAATAATCCTGCTGTTGAGCCGGGACATACATTTGTAGCAACTAATTCTGTACAAGTAGAAGGTCTTGGTTTTAGTACAGTTGACCCTAATGGCACGCATACACTGCTATCTGTGACTGATAATGGCAACGGAACTAAGACGTTGAAATACGCCCTAACAGGAGCTAACGAAACCTACACAACTCCGATTGTTCTGCCCGAGCAATTACCATTTGATCTGAATACCAATACAACGCAAGCCATCATTGGATTCAATATGGTCCTTGACCAAGGGGCAGTCACCGAAGTCTATGCAAGTACTGAGTTCAGTGACCCTAATGAGAACGCAAGTCAGTATATACTCATTGCCTCTAATCTTAAGGTTGTTGCTAAAAACCTAGCGACGAACGCTACCGTAGACATTGCTTACCCAACAGGCGAAACTGTGCCGCCTGAGTCATCAATGCTCCAAGCATTTAATAAGGTGTTTATCTTCCGCAAGGGACAAGTCGCCCTAGAGTGGAACGGATCATTTAGCGGAACTCCTGAATTTACAAGGGTAGAGAGTGGAACTTATACCCAACCAGTTAATCTAGCTGCTACTGGTTTTACAATAACAAATGGAGTCGCTACTGTAACAGTATCTAACACATTATCCGAAGGAGACACAGTAACGCTTGTAACTGCAGGTGGTAGCACACTGACGAAAGGAACTGAATTTACGGTATCAGAGGCTACTTCTTCTAATTTTAAATTCTTTGTAAACAGTGATGATGTAACTAATCAAACAGATGTACACTTCACAAAAAGAGTATCTGTAGGTCTTGGATTTACTCATATGCCAGCCCCAGAATTTGCCGTGTATCATCAGCGCAGGTTGGTCATGCCGTTTCAGTTTTCGGTCAATGCAAGTGCGAACTCATACACATCAAGGGGAATCTTAGATGAGATTATTGCGTCCGATATTTTAGACTCCGACACCTATGACCAAATCTTTGCTCAATACAGATTTAACGCAGGTGAAGCGGACTTCACCGTAGGGTTGCACTCCTTCTCCGAAGACAACTTGATGGTGTTCAACCGTAATAGCATTCACCTAGTATCTAATACGACTTCTCTACAATCTGCTAGCACTAAACTACTGACTGATGAAGTTGGCTGCGTAGCTCGTAAGAGTATCGAACAGGTTGGCAATCAAGTTATATTTCTGTCCGACAATGGTGTTTACAGCACTCAGTTCTTTGATGAGTACAACCTACGTGGAACAGAGACACCTCTAAGTGAATCTATTAACGAAACCATCAAGCGAATCAACAAAGATCAGCGGAGCCAGGCAGTAGCCGTTTACTTTGACAATCGTTACTTTATTGCTGTGCCTCTCGATGATGCGCTTCGCAATAACGCTATACTCATCTACAACTTCTTGAACAAACAGTGGGAAAGCGTGGATAGCGTTGACAGCACCGACTGGGACATTCAGAACCTAATAGTTGCCGGTGAAGGAAGCCAGCGGGGTGTTTACGCCATAAATAGACTAGGCGGGATCCATAGGGTAGATGCTCGGTTGCAGGGCGATGACTTGATTAATGTAAGCATCGGAGGTTCTAATGAAACCAAGACTGTTAAGGGAAGCATTACTACTCGTCAGTACACCTTCGGCAACATGAGTAGAAAGAACTGGAAAGAGTTCCAGATGCACGTAGAAAGCAGTGCGGACAATGTGAGCAATTTTGACCTATCTGCTGAAACAGAGAACCCGGACGCAATCTTTACTTTAGGAACCCTTAACAGCTTCAACGGCAATGCTAATTTAGCCGAAGCTGAAGATGTGTCCATACGTGGTAGAATAGGTAACCGCAGAGGTCACGGAATACAATTTACAGTTAACAATACACAAGGACGACCAAGAATTAGGTCAATACAAACTCAAGGATCAACCTCCTTTAGATCAACACAGAAAGCAGAATAATGGCAAGATTTGTAACAGGCGAAACATTTGGAACAACCGATACGGTAACAGCTACTAAGCTCAATAATGCCGTCAACAACGCTGCAATATCAACGGACTCCGTAGATAACAATACAATAGAAGTAAATTCTAACGCGCTTCGATTAAAAGACAGTTCAAGCAAAACAACCGGCGTAACCTTTGCTAAAATGCAACACATAAGTACGGCTAAGGTTCTTGGTCGATCTACCGCTGGTGAAGGAGATGTAGAGGAAGCGTTTGATTTTAAGGATGAAGATGATATGTCATCTAACAGTGCTACGGCACTAGCGTCTCAACAAAGTATTAAGGCTTATGTTGACTCAACAGGAATTGTTCAAACTGCGTTAGCATCTACAACTGGTGAAGTAACTACAGGTAATTCAATTCCAGCCGACTCAACGATTCCTCAAATAGGTGAAGGAGAGTTTACAGGACTTAGCGTTTCGATGACTCCTACATCTACTACTAATACTATACGAGCTGCGATAGAGGGACGTTTTATTAGCAGTGTCGCCGGAGCAACCATCGTAGTGGCTTTATTTGAGGGTAATACTTGCGTAGGGGTTACTCAATATCAGCAGCCATCTAGTGGCATTGGCGCAACTAATTCTACTTTTTATTTTAATTCAGCGTCCACTGCGGCACATACTTACACGGTTAGGTTCGGGACTACAAGTGGCATTGCTACGTTTGATATTTCACCAACTTTTGGAGGCGTAAGAAAAGCTACACTATTCTTAGAAGAAATATCTGTTTAATGAACTCCCTTCTGCACTCAATTTAATATATCAACAATATGGCAGTAATAACATCAGGAAAAACATTTGCTAACGGCGAACAGCTATCGGCTGATAAACTTAATCTAGTAATTACAGGGGCGACCTTTAATCAATCCGATGCTGTTGATGGTAGTACAATGACCCTCATTGGCGGTGCTATGGCAGTTGCTGATAATGGAATTACCTTCTCTAAGCTAGCAGATGTTATTGACGATGACACAATGGCTACAGCTAGCTCCACTAAATTAGCTACCTCTGAAAGCATTAAAGAGTTCGTAGGTGTTAAACAAAGAACACGGGTATCTAGCACTACAAATCGTACGATAACTAGTGTTATTCCTGCAGACGATACAACTCCTTTAAATAGCGAAGGAACTCAAATTTTATCAACTACATTTACTCCTACATCTACGAGTAATAAAATTGAAGTACAATTCAACGGTTTATTGGCTAACAATGCAGCAGGTGAGTTTACGGTCATAGCTTTATTTGAAGATAGTACTTGTGTAGGAGCAAAATGGATAAGACAAGCGTCATCAGGGACAGCTATTTCTTCCTTACAATTTCAATTTACTCCGTCAAGCACAAACGCGGCAACCTATAGTCTGCGAGTTGGTCCAGGAGCAACTGGCACTTCTTTCGTTAACCAAGACAATGCTGCTGCTTTTACGCTCGGCGGTTTAATGGAATACAGTATGACTGTTCTTGAAGTTAAATCTTAATAATTTAAAATGAACCCCCTCCTGCAATCAGTTCAAATAGCATTGCAAAATGCTACACAGATAGAAGCCATTGCCTTCATTGACAAGGTCGTGGATTTCTGCATTGAACACGAGAACGGTAAGGTACTGGCAGGATGGCCAGAGGAGTTAATCCGATTACTTGTTGGATACCATATGGCTAAGGACACACTTATTGTAGAGCAGGACGAAGAGGGTAATATTACAGGTGTAGGTATGTGGTATAATTGTGATGAAAACGCTGACTGGGATTTTATTAAGAACTGGGAGCCAGATAATAAGAATGCCAACGGTATATTTCTTGGCTTTCTTTACGCTAACAGCACTGAACTATTTAAAAAAATGACTCGTAAATTTTTAAAATTATGCCCTGAGGCTATGCACAAAAAACTTATTATGATGCGTCATAGAAGTCATGTTTCAAAACGTGTTGAAAGTAATTACAGGTTATTCAATAAAATACTAGCAATGTAACATTATGGGAGGATCATCATCACCACCACCACCACCACCACCTATTGATCCAGGTCAGTCAATGGGCGAATACTTGTTCGGTCCAAATTTTAGCAGCTTTCAAGGCGTTACTGACCCTCGATTGCAGGAGCGATTAATTGGCGCAGAGCAAAGGTTTCGTCCGCAGTACGCTGCATTAGAGTTAGCAGATATTAACACGTTTGCTACTGGTATTCCTGGGGGCAGAGACAACCCTCAGTACAAGAGACTAGAAGCACAGCTTGCTGGACTAGAGGCAGGTGAAGGAGGTATCAGCAGCGAAGAGGCAATGAAGATTGCAAGATCTGCTGCAGGTCCTCCTCCTTCAGAAACAAAATTTATCCCTGCTGCTACATTTCCCAGAGGTGGCAAAGTGCCAAAGTCAAGGGATAGAACAGTAAAAAATCCTAACTACCAAAAAGAATTAGCCGAATACAACAGAGAGGTCCAAAGCATAGCCGAGTCTCTTGGTGGGGATCGTGCCTCTCGGATTGCTTCCATTAAGGCTGAAATGGCGCAGCTTGAAAGTTTGCCAGGACAAAAAGGACTCTTTGATTTACTAAAACTTCAAGCAGAAGAGGCGGGTAAATTACAGCGTTCGGAACTAGAATTACAACGCGAGTCCGATGTTCGTGCATTGCAAAGATTTGCGCCGGATGTAGTAGAGGCTTACCGTGCCGCTGATCCTGCTAGCACAGCAATAGCAGAGCGTGTATCTCGTAGGGCTATGGGAGAACTGACTCCAGAAGAGGAGCGAAACATACAGCAAAGATCCAGACAGGCAAGCCTAGCAAGGGGTCGCATTGGTGACTCTTCATCTCTTGCAGCAGAGGCACTTGGTCGCTCGGAATACACAGCGCAGTTCGCGCCTCAAGCCTTCGCAATGAACCGTCAACTAGCCGGTGACCTAGGTAGTACCATTCTTGGTCGTCCTTCCGCCGCTATTGGTCTAGGCGGTCAAATTTTAGGGCAGGCACAGCAAGGCGCAGCAGGGCCTGTTGGACCTCAGCTATTTGATCCTAACGTAGGCATAAACCTAGCCTTGCAACAACGATCACAGGACATTAATTACCAGGGTGCAATGGCTCAGGCTAGTGCTGCACGCAGTGCTGGAAGGGCAGGAATGTTTGGTTCTATCCTAGGCGGTGCTTTTTCTGGCGGCATGCTTGGTTAAAAATTAAAAGGAATATTATGGCATTTCAAGTAGGAACAAGAGTACGCCCAGAACTGGGTAACGCGGACTACAGTGGCTTTGTAAGAGCCGCTGAGATACAGGCTAATACCTTAGCGCAGCTAGGCTCTGCTATAGGTGGTGCAATACAGGATCATCAAGCAAAGAAAGCAAAAAAACTAGAGGAGCAAGTTTCTTTGAATGCCCTAAAATCTCTATACCCACAGTTAGATGATGACACGGCTAAAGCAGTAATTAGAAATGAGACAGTCCGTGATTTATTTAAAAGCACTCTATCTCAGCAAGAGGACCCAACGACATCAACACAAATGATATCGATTAGTAATATGCTACAAAGACCTGAGTTCAAGGACATAAAGTTTGACGAGACAGGACAAGCATTTATGGAGGTTCCCAATAAGGATACTCTAATCCCGTTTGACAAAAAACGAGTCCCCGTACCTGAAGAAATAAAAAATATACCTGGGTTTGAGGATTACGCGGCATCTAGAAGAACTGTTCCAGTAGTTGATGACAATGATCCCATGGGTATCCTTCGATAAGTATACCTACAAGGTATTATGTCATTATGGCGATTACGGAATTAGAATTAGCCGAAAAGGTCAAAAGTAAGTATCCTCAGTACAGAAATATTGATGATACAGAGTTAGTCTCCTTGGTTCTTGACAGGTATCCGGAGTACAGCACTCAGCTAGGCGAGAAGGAGTACAGCAAGAACCTTCTTACTAACAGCGCAAAGACCTTGGTATCTGGTGGGGTCCAGGCTGCAATCAATGCAGGTGCTGGTGTGCAGCAGTCCTATTCTATGCTGCTGGGAGATAAGAGCGACACATCAGAGGAGGCTATCGAGGAGTACGCATCCCAGCGTCGCGTAAAACAACGCAAAGGTGGTAGCCGTATGGCGAAAGGTAAGATCCTGGCTCATCGTAAGCGTAAGAACGAAGTCATTCAGTCACTGAACGAGAACGCTCACCGCCTTCGCAACCTAGCTAACAGCACTGACGAAAGATTTAATATTGATCCTGAGTTTGCTAACACCTTTGGCGGTCAGGTCCTCAAAGGATTTGGTCAGATGGTAAGTAACATTGGTGCGGCTATCGTAGGTACGGCGGTTGCTGGACCTGTTGGTGGTGTAGCTGCCGCAGTAGGCACGATTGCACCTCAGATGGTCAGTGAATCTGTCAGTGACGCTGAGTCCACACTAGGTAAATCCTACATGGACATGACGGAGGAAGAGAAAGAAGGAGTGGCACTAAGTTCCGCATCGTATGCAGTGCTTGGCACTGCCTTTGAGTTCGCACCCGTGGCTAGACTACCTTGGGTCAAAGACTTTCTTAGAGGTAAAACTAAGATAGCAGCGGGAGTACTAAAAAGTCCTAGCGTTCGTCGTGAAATAGCTAGGGGTTTTGCTGCTGAGGGATTCACGGAAGCGGCACAGGGACAGTTGCTGGACAGTCTAGCTAGGGCCACGTTTGATGATGACCGTGAACTCATGTCATGGGACGTACTGCGCCAAAGATTCAATGAGTTCGCCGTAGGTGGTGTCGTTGGTGGCGGCACTAGTGGTGGTATTGCAACCATACAAAAAGCAGCACGTGGCGAGTTGTTCAAGCCGAAGGAAACAAAAGAAGTCCCAACGGACGAGATTACAAAAGAAGTCTTTGAAATTTCTTACACGGATAAAAACACTGGCCAAGAGATAAAGGAGATAGAGATTGACGCAGAAAACCAAGAGGAAGCGATAAGGATAGCAGAAGAACGTCTATCTGAATTGGCATTTGAAGGCACTATTGTTGTACGGCGCAAGCCACCACCTACGGGCGGTGCTGCCGATGATGATCTTGAGCCGGGCGTTACTGTTGATGAAGAGCCTGTTACCGAAGAGGTTATACTAACTGAATCTGACTTTGCTCCGGACGAGGAAGTATCTGCAAGGGCTGCTCCTGTTGGAGTTAAACAATTTGATTTTACAGATCAAGAAGCAGAGGCTGCTTTACCTAAAAAAGAAAAAGTTAAATTCAACAAACATAAAACTGAACCAATCCAAAAAGGTGCAGTAAGGTTAAACTTAAACTCTAAGTTCAAGAAAGAAGGTGTGGCTGGTTCTCAGTTTGTTCAAACCTTACATCCTATTAACAAGGATGGGAAACCGAATTATGGCAAAGCTCACAGTTATGGTAGATCATTTACTTTAAAGAACGCTACGTTTTCAGTTAATCCATTAGCGCGTGCAGTTATAGGATACAAAGTAAAAAATAAATATCCCATGGCCAGTGTTGACGGTGAAGTTGTAAACACAGATGGTTCATTGGAAGGCGAGGTTCTTTCTTTCAATCCTTTTAGAGAAAATGCTTTTGTAGATAGTCAAGGCCGTCCGGTAAAATCAGCCGATGAAGTAACCGTGTATGGCACTAAAGCATACGCTAGAGGTAATATTCAATACGCGGACACAACTGAATCAGTTTCAAAAGATGAGTTAATTACATTAGCAAGACGTGGGGAAAAGTATGTTCATCCTAAGTTTCATCCACAGGGGGTAAAGGTAACTTTATCGCCAGAACAAATCAAACAAATTGAGTCATCTCCGGAGCTTCCCGTTATTGGCACACAGCCAGAAGTAACAGCCGGGGCTGCTGCCGTTGGACTTACTCCAAAGGAGTTCACCAGTAGATTGAAAGACACAAAAGTTGTTGATGATCAAGGCAAGCCACTAAAAGTATATAGAGGAACTAGGAACATCGAGTTTGAGACGAAGGGTCGAGGTCGAGTTGCATCTTTTACAAGTTCACCTGATGTTGCCTCTACTTATTCTTCAACAATAGGGAGAGATGGACCGTTTAATCTGCGTCTGTCTTTTAAAGAAGGTGCATCTGTATCTCCTGTATTTCTTTCAATGAAGAAGCCTCTGGACTTTACTGCGGAGGATAACCTTATGTCGCTAGGAAATTATCTAGCATACATGGAATATGGAAATGATAAGAATGGCATTACCAAAGAAGAGGTTGATCAACTTATCAACTACATGGTAAACAGGGGAAGAGGAAGAACTAAGGCTAAAGATGCTTTTGTGTTTAGATTAGATGATTCATTTACGACTCCAGAAGACAGGGGTTTAGATTTCTCTAGGGATGAGTACAGTGACCTTGTTGAGTTCAAAGATGAATACGATTCTGGTCTTTCTTTGGAAGACGGTGCAATTCAAGATGGGCTTTACTTTGACCAGTTCATTGCTGCTGATGCTCCAGTTACTAAGAGGGTGGCAGAGAGATTAGGATTCGACGGGATCATACATAAGGATGCTTTTGCACTAAAAGAAGAATACGAACAGCTAACAGGTAAAAAGGTTGAAGGGCTTACCCAAGAACGTAGAGAAGACGGTTTTAGTATAATTGAAGATGATATTCATATTACATATCGCCCGTTCTCTGAGGAACAAGTTATTGGTTCTTTGCAACAGCCAGAAGTAACAGCCGGGGCTGCGCCTTTCACTGCACCGCAAAAAGCCCCACTATCTCACGTTGAACAATCGGACATCATTGATATGGATGCCCTCATTGATGAAATTGTAGAGAACGATATACCGGTATGGTTTTGGTACGCAGACCAACTTGGCGAGGGTGACTTTAATTTACCAAGCGGCGGTACAATAAACTTAGATGCAGGTCCTAGTTATGCACTACAGCCAGCTAACAGAGCCGCTGGTCGTGTATGGGCTTCTAACAAATCGGTGAAAGAAATTAACAACAAGATTTCGCAACTTAAATACACGGACAAAAATGGCAAAGAGCAAACGGGTTACATCTTTTTGGTATCAGGAAGTCCCGATACGATGTTCTTGTTTAACAAGCAAGCGTTCTTAGCCTTTTATCAAAACGCCTTTCAAGAAAAACAGAAGGACGGCACATTTGAACTTCGTGACTTTTCTGAGGTAAAGAAAGAGATACTTGCAAGCAGGCCAACCAAGCTTGTTAAAGATACGCTAAACAATCACAGCACTCTAGAGAGTTTAATAAACAGCTCCGAAAGCCGTCCCTTCATTGAAGCGTTGCTAGCGCAACGTGGCAAGTCCACGCCTCTCGCTGAGTATTTAAAATCAAAAAGGTTCTTTGATATAGAGAACAGTCAACTTCGTGACGGCTTTTACAAGGATAACAACTTTCAACTTAATGACATACTGCTTGTAGTAAAACCTACAAAAGCGGTTAAGGAGAATATCGCCCACAAAACCTATACGACCCCCGTATACGGAGAGGTAGTTGGTGTCCCTGATAAAACCGTAGATGCTTACTTGTTGATTCCAGATTCGGTTCGTAAAAACAAGGATATTACAATGGATCCGCCACAGGCGGCTCAAGTTGTAGCACCATACGGAGCCAGGGTAACTACCATTAAAAAGGTTGTTAATAGCCAGCAGGCTCTTAGAGCCGTAAAGAGACTACGTCAAGTTATCGAAGACAGTCCCGATGGATTTACTGTAGACACTTCTGGTGAGTTTGCTACTGGAGGATACATAGTTGCTCCCGAGAAATCTACTGAACGAATTATTAACAAAGAAGATTTTAACCAAAAATCTCTTACTCAATACATAATCGACAACCAACTTAGCCTTAATAGAGAAGGAGCTATGCTTGGCGGATGGTATAATAGTGAAAACGGAGAGTATGTTTTAGACGTTGTGTTTGCTATTGACAATGAGCAGGACGCAATAGATATTGCCATCTGGGGCGACCAAGATGCTTTTTTTAACCTAGATACATTCACAGAAATACGAACAAAAGATGATAACAAAAATCCAAAAACCCCGCAAGGAGACACCCGCACAGCAAGTGAAATCCTCAGCAGGAAGCCAGCCGAAAATCTTGGCGAGTATTCCTCCCAAAGAAGACGAAACCCCAGAGGCGTTCGCCAAGCGGTTCCTGGACAAGCTGTCCAAGATATAACTGCTCAGGTAGCACCGACAGACCCAGGGGGTACATTTAATCAAAATACCCTGGATCAATTTATTACAAAGAACTTTTTACCCTTATCGAGAAAGATAGGGTCAGACATTGTACCGAACTATACGGTTCCTCTAGCTCAATACAATGCTACACAGGGCGTTATTGAGTACAACCCAGCGGCACTTGCCCAACGGGATCAACAGTATGTAACGGCTGCTATGCGTGAAGAGATGATTCACGCAGCAATGTCTAAGGTTATTTTAAAGAAATCTAAAGGCAAGAATGAAGGAGAAGCATTTAAATCCTTCATGGAGAGCCTGGGAAAGAGCCTTACTCCGGAGCAGCGTACAGCTATCTCACAAGTCTACCAAGGTCTAGAGACTGACGCGCAGTTCGGTGCTGAATACAGCCGTGCCGCTATACAGCAGTTACTTTATGGTAACGTGACTGAAAGTTTTATTACGAGAGGTCCAGCTTTTGCAAAGATCAAGGCTTTGCTAAAATCCGTACAAGCATACATAGCTAAGACATTCAAGGCTGACGTTACTACTAACCCAGAGGCAGCGGCGATTATTGTAGAGTCCGCGAGGCTTTTACAGTCAATAGATGCTAACGCTAAGTTCTTTGAAAATAATAAAAGGTTAGTAGACAATAATCAAAGGTTAGTGGAGCAGAAGGTTGTAGATAAAGCTATGGCTTATTCGCAAGATGTAAATCCAAATGCTGAGGTTACCTCAGAGCAAGTTGCTGAGTCCGGCAAACCACCAAGCGAAAAGAAACTTAATGTTAATTTTGCTAGGAAGTATCTGTTCACGGTCAGTTCATTGCTGAACTCCATACACCCTAGACTAAAGAAACTTGTTAGGGATTACTACGGTGCTATACAGGGAGAGGTGCTGGACTACCAAAAGCGGGTAGCCCCGTTCTTCAAGAAGTATCGTGGCATCAAGAATGCAGATGACAGGAAGAGACTCAAGCAGTTACTTTCATACAGTCCAGTAGAACAAGAGGGCGTGGATCCTTTGATCGAAGAGAGGGATGCGTTACTTCGTAAGTATGATTTGTTCAATGACTATCAACTAGAGATACGCCCTGTCCTTAATGAGCTATACAATAGGTTAGGCAACGAAGGTATTATGATAGGGTTCCTTGAGCAGTACTTCCCTCGCTCAATCAAGGATCTTGACAAGGTAAAGAACCGTGCAGGTAAAGAACTCAGGGATGCCTTCCGTGAATTTATTAAGGCACGAAATGAAAGAATAGAAGATGCACGAGGAAGAATTGAAGCAGGTAATCCACGCTCTGGGGATGTAGAACTGTCTAAGGAGACAACTATTCAAATAGGTAACCCAAAGACTGCGGCACTAGAGGCACAGCAGTGGGATCAATTTACTAGAGGATTTTCAGGAGAGGGTGTAAACAGAAGAAGAAATTTACCAGGAAACTTTCTTTCTAGAAGTAAGGAGTTGGAGGTTATACCCGACAACTTACTGGACGCTTACGAGGATCCTGGTGCAGCCATGGAGCGATACATTTACAATGCTGTAACGGCCATACAGACCACTCGACTCATGGGCAGTAAGTTTGCTAACGTGCCTGAGGGACTCAAGGTTCCACCAGCAAGTGAGCTAGGTTTACTTATACAAGAACTAAAGGCTAACCAAGAGATCTCTATCGAGGATGCCGATGGCACTGTGCCTGATATATTTGCTATGATACTTAGCCCAATGCAGGTGGAGAACTTTTACTTTCAGCTAGCGCGGACCTTTGGTTATGGAACATTGCTAGTGGAGTTCACGTCAACACTTTCTCAACTATATGATCTACCGTTTATCATGCTGGACAACGGTATCTTTGGGACTGCAGTTGCTATGTTTGGACCTAGGCTCAAGGGCGATGATTTTGGAGTTGACGTAAAGCAAGTCAGTGCGGAGTTTGCTGCAGATAATAGAGTCCTAGAGAAGGCAGTCCGTCTTGGACTCCGGGCTACTGGATTTACGAAACTGGACCAGGTAATGAAGGAGACCAACATGACCGCTAACTACAACCGTTACAGAAAGTTAGCTCGTGGATACTTCAAGGATCGTAATTCTGCTAAATCTAAAAAGTTTGTAGCTGAGTTAACTTCTATGGGCTACAGCGAGCAGGAGCAGACAAAGCTGATTGCGGATCTCAAAGCAGGTAACAGGGACTCAGGCTACATTCGGACCCTGTTGTTCAACAAGTTGTCTGAGACTCAGCCGTTGACAAAAGCTGAGATGGCCCTGGGTATTGTAAATAACCCAAACCTAAGATTTACGGTGGCGATGAAGTCATTTATGATCAAGCAACTTAACTTTGTTAAGGATCGTATGGTCAATGAATTTATTGATGGCGTAAGAACTGGTAACGCAAGGAAAACAATAAAGGCATCGAATGATCTAGCCTTGCTAATGACATTCATGCTACTTATAGGATTACCAGTAGACGCACTCAAGGACTTTTTGGCCGGTAGACTAGGATACATGAGCGACTACCTTTTCAACGGAGTGTTCCGCATCGCAGGTATCAGCAGATACACAAGCTACCAGTTCAGAAAAGAGGGTGCAGGTGCTGCATTCCGTGATTACGTGACTCCGGTTGCTATACAGCAGTTTGTTGATGTGACCAGTGAATTAGGTCGTGTTACAAGTGGGCAACGTGCGATTACAGAAAGTAAGTTCGTTACACTGCTGCCGTTCTCTGATGTTATAAACAGAATCTTTGGTTTCCAACAAGGGCGTGAACGCAAGGAGTACATGCGTAGAGTTAAGGAGGGCGAGCGTCCCTTCATAGTCCCGCCTGGAGCCTTATAGTAAAAGGGGCTGCTCCGGAAGTTGAAAACGGAACAGCCCCCAAGGACTAACAAAAGCGCGGACCATGAAAAAACCGCACTCCGCCTAGGATTACTCCTTCGGCTTACCTTGTATTTATAATATGAACCAACTAACACACGAACCTTTGTGTGGTAGAATAATTATAACATAGGTGTTCTATGTCTTCTGTCAAGAGGAATGCTCTAGCCTGTGACAATTTGCACAAAGAAGTTCGCACTTCTTTAGTTCATTAATAAATGTCTCTCGATTTCCTGTCCTCCTGAAGTGGGTGATGGGTCTAACTTTTTTATATTCAGGCAGGTGATGGCAGTCGAACTGCACTGCCTTTCCTTTGAATCCACACTTTTTGCAGACATATCCACCAAAAAACTCTTCAATGGTTTTGTGGTAAATAAGTGACCGCCTTTGGTGTGGCTTCATATCAAATAAACTGCGAGTAATCCTCCATCTGTTGAGTGCCTTTATTAAAGAGGATTCGGCCCTGAGTATATCCCATGCCCTCCCGCTGTTTGGCTAGAGTCCAGCGGACGTAATCGGTCCCCTGCTCCCTCTCTGATAGTGTCTGCCACAAGAATATGATACTGTCAGCATCCTGCTCCAAGGCTCCGCTCTCACGAAGGTCAGACATGATGGGTGACCGGTCATCCCTTTCAGATTCACGGTTCACCTGCGCCAGCAACAGGATAGGTATATCTAAGTCCTTGGCAAGTAGCTTTAACTCACGGCTGATCTCTGCAACCTGCTGCTCTCTGGATATGTTCTTGGACATGGGCTTTATAAGTTGGCAGTAATCAATAATGATTCCATTTAAGTCGTGCTTTCTGTGCATACCTCTGGCGGTTGCTAGAATGTGGTCCAGCCGATACACGTTGTCTCGGATCCAGCAGTTCCAACCCTTCACAGTTTCGGTAGTCTCCTGCAATGTCTGCATCTTGTCCTCTGGGGCTAGCCCGTCCTCAAACCTACGCATATGTAAGCCTGAGTTGATGCTAAAGATGCGCTTCATTATCTGGTTCACGCCCATCTCAAGATTAAAGAGAAGCACCCCGTGACCATTCGTACAGACGTTCTTCAAGAAGTTCAGTGCATAGGCTGTCTTGCCGCACCCTGGCCGTGAAGCTAGGACACAAAGCTGACCTGACCCGTAGCCGTTTCTGTATAGGACATCGTCAATGGATTGAATGCCAGTCCGTAGGTATCGAGAGTAGTCTACTTTTCCTATGACATCTTTATATGTTTGATCAACAATGGTTTGCAGATTCTCTTTGTTCGGAGTTAAAGAGGATATGGCATCGCACTGACCCTGTATAGAAGTAAGGATCTCCTCGGAGTCCTTACCCTCCTGTAGGCCGTCCTTGATTATCAGCGAGAGGCGGTGAAGGTTTCGTGATTTATAGGACTCCACCAAGTCATCTATAAGTCCCTTGTATTGTAACTCGCTGAGTCCTGCGTCATGCGTGGACCAGACTAAGCTGGCATCGAGTC